CAAAAGGGGATCGGCCGCCGGCTCGCGTCGTGGCCTGGCCAAAAAAGGAATCTCTTAAGTTCTCGCAAAATGCACGCAACTGAAGAGTTTGTATGTTGTGCGAAAACTTTAGAGAGCCAAACACCAATGAAACCGACTATTTGACTGAATCGGTCGGCGGAGTGTCCACATTTGGCACAGTTTCAACCTCCAAAACTTCGTTGCGGTCCTCAAGCTGACGCTGGGCCGGCAGCTCGGACTGCACCTGGAGCGTGACGGTGGAATGATTGCCGTTGTCCATGCCCAATGTCCTCCGTGCTGTTCGGTCAGTGGCATCAAGCACTCTGACGAGCTTTTCCAGCACGTCGATGTCCAACTTTTGTCCTCGTTGTCCACTCGTGTCCTCGATAACGGACAAATGCCGGTCGAGGACATTTTCGATGCGTTGCGTCCAATTTTCGGCTTTTTCGTTCAGCCTGGTAGTGGAGCGGGCGAGTGAACGTTGCTTTGGCAGTTCATCGCGTGACGGTGAGGGAACTGGCGGGTGTGGGAGGACAAGCTGTGACCATTTACCGCGTTGCGCGCGCTTGACAACGGTTTGGTAAGGAATGCCGGTTCTCGCGGCAACACCCTTGAGTGAGACACCCTCCTGGAATAGAGATTGAGCCAGTGGCCAATCGACGTTCAGAGCCATGTCGGATGATAGCATGACGGTCAAATAATCCGATCAATCCCGATATACTCTTACGGATATAACGGAGCGTAGGCCGATGAACATTGACTAAAATAAATTCAAATCATGGTTGACATTTAATAAGAAAGGAGAGTAAAGTGACAGCAGAGTAAGGCAACAAACAAAATTCAACGCGAACTAAAACCATTATGACTATCGATGAAATAATGAAGGGGCTAACGAGGATTCAAAATCAATCCAACTCGAAGTTGGTTCTTGAGAAAGCGGACAAAGCGGTAAGCAATTTGAAACGCGCGCGAACGCTGGCAGAGCAAGCGGAGGCGACGCTAAAGTGGGCAGAGCAATACAAAGGAAAAACGCTAGTCGAGATATTCGCAGATGAAGCCGGCAATCACGTTTACGAGGCGGCAGAATTGCCGGTAAAAGAGTAGGATGGGTGCAGAGTAAGAGTTAATTCAACAACAACAAATCACTCACATGAAAACACAATTCGAGATGCAGCTACTCAATCAAATCCGTAAATACATTCGCACTCTGAAGTCTGATGGGACGGTGAGCATGAGTGCAGACAACTTGCTTCAATGCGTTAGGCCGCCAAGCTCAAGCATTCCAGGCGCGCCCAATGGGACAAACGCTCAATACTTCTATCGGGAAATGTTTCGTCGGCTGTGCGGTGAGATCAAGACGTTCAATATCACGTTCTGAAGAGTAAGAGTTAAACCAAGTTCACCAAAAGAACGAACAGAGTAAAAACAACAAACCAAGTAAAAAAATGACAACAGGACTAGCATCAGACGGGCAGACGCGGACGATAACTGAAACCGAAGAGGCGCGACGGGGTGAGCTTCTGGCATGGGCGTTGAACTGCAAGCGTGATCGGGAACACCCTGATCGCTGGCAAACCAAATGGGGAACAAAGACCAATCTTGGCTTGTTCCGTATCTGCGAACGAATCATCAAGGATGGAGAATAACTTATGGCAACCGATTATTTCCACGGGTGTTTCTCAGAGCAGGAAATCAAACTGCGATACCGGGAATTATGCAAGCAACATCACCCCGACTTGGGCGGATCAACGGAAGCCATGCAGGCGGTCAATGCGGCTTATGAGGAAAGATTGCGGGGTGAGTTCCGCAAGGAATACGACAATGACACCGCTGAGAGCTTCGTTGATCTTGAGCGCGAAGTTGCGGCGAAAGTGGCAGAGATTATCGGCTTGCAAGGCATCATCGTTGAACTTGTAGGCCGCTGGGTTTGGGTGACAGGCAAGACTTACGAAGTGAAGACCGCGCTTAAGGCCGCTGGTTTCTTTTGGGCTTCCAAAAAGTATGCTTGGTATTGGCACAAGCCCGAAGACAGTTGCACAAGCCGCGGTAAAAAGTCGCTTGAAGAGATAAGAGGCAAATACGGATCACAAGTTTTGCGCGGCGGGCCATCACGATTGACAGCTTAACCCAAACTAACCCTATGCCAATCGAAAAGGAAGCCTCTTCGGAGGCGGAATACAAGCGACTGTTAAAGCAGATCACGTCCATTGATCTGGATGTTGAGCGCCAAAATGAGCAGTGGCAGAATCAGGTTGCCCAGGATTTGATGACGATTCTATCGCGGGCTGTTTACCATCTTGAGCACAACGGCGACGAATGCGATGTATTCGCCGCTAAGGCAGCACTTCGCATCGCCAAGCGGGTGGAAGAGTTCGAGGGCATCAGGCGTTCAGTCAAAGCGCCACTAACGCCGGAGAATTGCCCGGTATGCATCAGGAGGGCAAAATGAGCCGACGAACCTACTACATGATAGTGCGGATTCACCGATGCACCGATCGCCCCGGATCGGCTGACGGCGAAGTGGTGGCAACATCAATCCGGCGCTCACGTCTTGGGATTTTCCAAGTCAATGAATGGCGGAAGATCGCAGCCAAGGTAGTGGCTGAACTGGGCTACGAAATGGGCAGTCTGTTCGGTAGGCATTCTATGACAGAATGGAAATACATCGCGTTCATCTACGGCTCGTTTAGCCCAGAAGGAAAAGGCCGCTGCGGAACGGCGCTCTGGCGGATGCCAACACGCAAAAACGAGGTATGACCTGCACCGAATGCGGCAATCAGATCGTGCATGGCTGCGGCCCTGTCTGCCTTGTGTGCCAGCACACGGGCAGGGGAAATATCGTTCTTGAGCCAAAGCCTGCTCAGCAGCCAGAGGAGGTGCAAATGCGCGGCCTTGCGGCTGCCCTGGACGCGACCTACGCGGCCCTCAGGCGAACAGCACTAATCGATGAGCCGGCGTTGACTGTGTTGGAGGCCCAGGAATCGCTTGCCGTTCGCATACGTAATCCTGGGCACAACCGGAAGAAACCGAACTGGGACGAAATCGACGCGGAGCAAGACGCGGAAGACAATGACCTAACACCAGTCTGCCAGTCATGCCGAGGTACGGGCCGCTGGCTCACTTTCCCCTGTCCCGATTGCTCGGAGGATGGCGATAGAGAACGGGATTAATTTCGCCGCACCTATTCGGCGACCCACGCCCGGTTAACTCTGCCGGGAATCCACAACATACCGCGCTGGCTATCTAAAATGGAAAACAACTCGGTCAGCGCGGTTTCTTTTACGGAAATTATTGACAATTATTTCAGTTCGGTGTAATCAATTTACAGAATGAAACGAAACTATGGTCCAGGGAGGCCGACCGAGGATAGCGAGAAAGCCGGGTTACGATTTGCTATTTGTATGACACCAGCCCGGAAACAAGCATACCAGAGGGCGGCTGGAGAAGTGCCGGTTTACCTTTGGGCACGAAGGCTCTTGGATCGCGCGGCAAAATATCAACCACAACCACAATGAAACTAACCTGGACGGAGAGAGGGTATCTGGCGCTTTGGTATCTCACCCTGGCGGGACTTATCTGGGTTCTGGCAAAGGACTTTCATTTGATTGCAAGCCATCTGAAATGAACAAATCCTACAAGGCGTGCCACTGCGGAGATGATTGCTTTGCACTGCCCACCGAGGCTCTAAATGAGCCATGTTGGGGGCAGGTCGAGGCCGTTGACGAAGTGCAGGCTGGCGACGACTGGGTGTGGATTCACGCATGTCAAGGCCACAGCGATTGCTACGAAGGCGGCAAATACAAACCGGAACCAATACAAACCAAATGAGCGATAAACTTGAAGTGGTAAAAGCGGAGGTTGGCATAGGCCCGGCGGATATGTTGCAGGCCGTTATCCAAAAAGGCATCACGGCGGAAAACGTCGAGGTATTCAAGCAGATTTGGGCGATGAACGCCGAGCGGGAATTCGCGGCTGCGTTTGTCAAGTTGCAGTCGGAGCTTCCAACGATTACCGCGTCAACGGTGATTCCCAATCGCGGCAAATACGAAAAGTTTGAAGACCTGTGGAAGAAAATTGGCCCGGTTCTCTCACGCAACGGATTCAGCGTGTCATTTAACCAGGAGAATAAGGACAACCGAATCTCCGAGACTTGCCATTTGACGCACGCTGGAGGCTGGACGCGCAGTAATAATTTTGCGGTGAGAACGGGGCGCAAGGCGGACAGCGAAGCCCAGGCCGATTGCATGGCATCGACAACGGCCAAGCGAAACGCGCTCTGCAATGCCTTGAATATCGTCATCCAGCAGGACTGCTTGGATTCAGACCATGACGCGACGATTGAGGGCGGCAAAATCTCCGAACAACAGGCCGAATCACTTCGGCAGCGAGTCATGGCGACTGGCAGCGATGAAGCAGCATTCCTGAAATTAGCTGGCGCAAAAGAATACAAGGACATTCGCGTGGCCTTCTATCAAATGCTCGACTTGTGCCTCAAACGAAGGGAGAAAGTGTCATGATAGACATCGCTTCAAAACGCTTTGGGCGACTCACTGCCATCAAGACGGCAGGCACGATAGGACGCGCACTAACACAACCCACCCGATGAAAATACATCCAGCACCTCAGAATTCTCAGGAATGGTTAGAAGCGAGAGCCGGGTTACCCACAGCCTCAGAATTTCACATGCTCCTAACACCTCGGTTTGAAGTCCGTACTGGTGAAATGCCGAAAAGTTACGTTGCTCAGAAGCTCGCCGAAAAGTGGTTTGGAGGACCACTGATGTCGGGCAGCGGCTCAACCTTTGCAATGGATCAGGGCAGCATCCTGGAGCAAACTGCTATTCCGTGGTACGAGTTCGAATTCTCCACGAAGATAACGCGCGTCGGCCTGTGCATCCGTGATGATTTGAAAGCTGGTTGTTCGCCGGATGGATTGATCGGGGAATTGTCGGGCATCGAAATCAAATGCCCGGAACCGACGAACCACACGAAGTATCTGCTTAACGGCACCGTCCCACCCGATTATCTGTGTCAGGTGCACGGATCGATGTACGTCACCGGGCGAAAGCAGTGGGTCTTTATGAGCTTCCGCAAAATGTTCCCGACATTAATTGTGCCCGTTGAATGGGACGAGGAAATTGACAAGAAAATCTCGGAGGCATTGGATTCTTTTCACGAACGCTTCGAGGCCGGATGGCAAAAGCTTCTGGAACTGAACGGAGGTCCGCCTCCTAAGCGCGAACCGATGACCTTCGCGCACGAGTTCCGGAGTGAGATGCCGACATGAAAGAACCAAAATCCGAAGCGGCAAATCCAGACGGCTCCCCCGCGTTGGCTTCAGCGCATGGTTCGGCGGCAAACGATATGGCGACCAGAAAAGAAACGGTAAGAATCTGTGACGTGTGCAAGAAGCGAGTGAGCGATGAAGGCGAAACGCATTACGGCGGCCATCCCCATAACGGCTGGTTCGCGCTGCACCAGACAGGTGGAAGCACAGACCTCGACTCTCTCAAGAAAGTCCGGGACTGGGATGTCTGCGGGGTCAAGTGCCTGCGAAAGCTCTCTGCGACTATTGCCGCCTAACGCTTGAGGTGAGCCATGAGCGCGAAAACAAATAAATGTCCCGCGTGTGGGTGGGGTTGGGGAATACAAAACCCTGTGTCCGAACTGCGGGGACATTCGCTCATTGAAAACGCCGCACCAACCTAAAGTCAGCGCGGCGTGCACAGGATTAAGTTTCGTTCAGGGAATCGGTTCGTCTGTTCCCTCGACAAGCGTTAGAGCAGTGGCGTCTGGATTAGCCACCGTCCATTCGATGTCAATAGCCACCGGCACGTCACCATCGCCGATGTGCCCATCAACCGTAATGCGCCCAGCCTTATCGCCGATCGCGCCGTCACCGTACGCCCAGACCTTGATCGATTTCTCGGTGGATTCGGGGTTGTAAACGAGTTGGGAATCGCCAGTGGTAACTTCCACCAAGGCGAAGGTTCCATCTGCGCGTTGATCGACAGCTTCATCCGGCGTAAGCGTGAGGGGCCGTCTGAACCCTGGCTTAATTGGTTTCGATAGTTTCACTATGTTTCCTTTCGGTATCGATTCGTCCTGGCCCTCTAAAAGAGTCCAAATTCGAACCTTTTGTTTTTCGCATTTGAGCAGTCCGCAGAGCAAATTCCGTAGGTTGCTCCCGCGATACTGTACGCTGATAAATTCGTCGTTCACCACCGGATGAAGGCTCGCCCATCCAAGCCCAAAAGGATATTGACGAGGACAACCACCGTGAGCAGCACGAGGACCACCGTGCCGATCTTCATAAATGGCTCGGGCGGGGCAATCTTTCCTAAGCCCCACCAGCACAGCCAGAGGATGAGTCCCCATATCACAATGGCGATAAGGGCGTGAATAATTGTGTCACCGCTGATTACTGCGAGCATGGTTGTCATAAGACTTCTTCCTCTTCCTTTCCGTTCATCATTCGCCTGATTGCCCTTATGTCGGTTGTATTCTGTCTGTGTTCTCGGTGCGAGAACCAACGACTGACAAAGATTGCGAGCACGTTGCACAGGCCAGCAATCAATGCCACCTGCGCGGCATCACTCATGGTTTATCTCCGGTGTCTTGTTGATACGATGAGGCCAGCTTGCCCTCTGCCTTGCTCGATCTGGCCGTTAGCTCTAAGAGTTGGGATAACCTGCTGTTTACTGCCAAATGCACCTGCTGAATGGTTGCCGCCAGGAGCGCGGTGATTATGGGGACAACAACCCCAGCCACGGAGAGAATGAGGGACGTGTTGTCTGCTGCCGGTCGGACAAACGTGACGAGCAACACGAAGCTGGCGAACAGGAAGCACAGCGTCACGATCGCAACTACATACAGCGTGGCCTTTTGGCCGATTGGCGAGGTTGCTTTCAATCGCTGGTTTTCCATCAGCAATTCCTCGTATGATCTAGGTATTGTAGGATCGCTCATTCATTGCCTTGCGCCACGCCGATACGAGATCCCAGGAACATTACCCGGTGGCGTCGGCCCAAGCGAGAGATATATCGCAGTCATTGTGGTAGCTGCCGAATTGGTGAATGTCGTCACCAAGTTGTTTTCATAATCAACCCCATTCCTCTGCCATTTCTGGAACGTTGTGCCCGGTCCACTGCGTAACGGAGCAGTCAGCATCGTAATCGTGTTGGTCAACACCTGCCGCGTGAAAGGCGTGCTGCCGTTGCTGGCCCCGTTCTTATCCGCAGGGGCCATCTGGACGAACACACCGCTCGAAGGATTGCTGGAGTTGACCGTCAGCGTGTAGGAGGTCGTAGGCGGTTGCGGAGGTATCGGCGGAATGTTGGTCCCGGTTCCCATGCGAATGAGGACGAACGCGCCAAAGTCGGGGAATGTCATCGGTGCGGTCGCGGTCGTGTCACCATACGGAAGCGCCACCGAATGAGACGCGGCCTGCATGTCTAACACCAGCGTATTCGTGCTGGTGATCTGGTTGGTCACGACATCG